AAAATGGTAATGGAGGATTTCGGCAATGTGTATAACTATTGTGTCGCATTGGAAAATACATTTTTGATGCTTCCAGAAAATATAAATCAATTGATTGAAGATAAAGAAAGTCGAATCGAACAACAAGTTGAAAAGGGGTCCGTCGCAGATGAAAAATGTGAAAATATAATCATCGCAAAACAATACGCAAATATGGAAGAATTGGAAGCCGATAATGACAAGACTATCTTTTTTGATCGTAAATATGACAGCACCATATACAGTATTTTGGACGATTACTTGAATGATCAAATGCGCATGTTACCCGCGGACTTTCACGAGTTTTTAAGCAAGAAATTAATGGAAAAAATGAAATTTGACCAAAAGGGTGCGAGTTACCTCGCGGAGACATTAATCAACGGCGCCAAACGGGTGAAAACCGGGGATTACGCCATTTACTTTGACAATGCGCAAAACAAGTTGAATTATTACATTAGAGACCATAATCAATGGGTATTGAAAGAAAACGTGGATGAAAAGTTAGTGGGACAAAAACAAGACATGATATGTAATTTTCAGCAAAATTGTATTGCTATTCAGGACAAATATGACGCAAAATGTCAGTCCATGGATACAAACAGGCGAGACCTCACCAAAGACGCATATTTGGAAATTATGAATGAATTCGACTATAAATACCAAATGTCCAAAGAAGATATGCAAATACGTATTCAAATGAAATACGATTATTATGTCGGTATTATTGACAAGTTGGATAAATTAAAACAACATCGTATGTTGAAATACAACGATGCCCAGTATAAACTCGGGGCAAAAACAGGCGATGAAGATGTGGAAGAAATCGTTATTTCTCCATATATGAAACTACTCAACATTATATTGGGACAAAATGATTTTGTCAAAAGACAAAATGACATTATTACTTTTAAAACCAAATTCACGAGAGAAGCCGACACACTTGGCGGAGAAAACGAATACTGGTTTTATTGTATCAAGACCAACACTCAATTATTGCCAACCTTTTTGTATACCATTGCGTCGGTTTTTGTACAAAACCCGGATAATTATACCACGACTGTTGACCGTATTATCAAGGATATTGGCGGGTTGAGTGACGACGGTGAATCATGGGTCGATAAAAAAGGACAAAGTGGTATGGTGATTCGCAAAATAGATTTTGATATTGATGAAGGTTACGAGGATGGATTCCGCGTCATTAGTCGCGAGCTCCTAGAAAGAGACGCAGGTGATATTGTCGTGGAAAATATTGAAGCCGAACAAGAGCGACGAGGTGATGCGGATAAATCCAAGAGCAGAATTGTAAATGCGGAAACCAAACTAATGTTGAATATTATTCATGCCATGAGTGATTTCATGGGAATCAACTTGGATGACCAATTGGAATTCATATTGAAAATCACTAGTGCAGCGTTGGCGGATGCGTTACCTTCGGAAAGCGAACATAACAAGGACGCCGAAGAAAAGGCGAAAAAGGGACAAACCACAAAACCATACAAGAGTTTCTATAATTTTAATATTTTGTATTTGACCTTGGCATCTATTATGGTGGGCATTCAAACGAGTATTCCAAATATAAAAACCAGAAGAACATTTCCAGGTTGTGTCAGGTCTTTCGCTGGTTATCCTATAGATGGCAGTGGAGATACCAGTGGTCTACAATACATGGCTTGTAATATCTCTCAAATCCCCAAGGCAAAATCCATTGATCCTTGGTCGGCATTGGGAACCTCTAAACAAGATAAAATAATGACCAATATTAAATTTTTTATTGACAATCATCTTTTGAAAAACATAGATGTAGAGAGAAAGATCAAGGAAAAAATAGAATACTTACTCTTGAATCCAGTTGATGTCATTCCTGTTGAACACGATTTGAATAAATGGCGTCAATTTTTACCACCTCTTGTTCCGATTAAAATGAAGACGGTGGAAAATATTTCCCAGGATTTCAAGGCATCGTTGCTGAGCGATATCAAGGGTGCGTCGCCTAGACAAAGAGAGAAAATATTGGTGATTCAATCCAAGATCATACTGTTTTCTCTCGCACTACAAGAAAAAATACAACAAATTGTAGAAAAGAAAAAGTTATTATTAAATAATTCTTCTAATGAGCCTTATATTGAAAACGCATGTTGTAACGAAAAAGGCGAAAATATTACGATTGACTATTTTTTCAAAGAAGACAGTGAAATCGGTTTATACAATAGTAATGTCGCCGAATTGGCATATATATTGGACGATGTTCGCGCCATTAGTAAAGCATGCTTTTTGTTTTGTAGAGAGAATTCCAAAAATATATACCCTGGCTTAACCGACAAATACAGTGAAGAAACCATCTATAAAGCTTTTATTACTTTCTGTAAATTCAAATCTTTGATCCCTATTCCCGATGCCCTGATGGGATTATGTGGAGAGAAACCCGCGTTTTCACTTGGCGACTCTATTGGTGAGCAAATTCGCAAATTAAAGAATGATGGTCATAACTATACAAATGAACAATTTTTGAGATTATTACAAGTGGTGAACCGCCACAATATTATACAAGTATCAATGAATGTTCGCTTGAAAACACGGGTGAGTCGAATGCGTGATATTATTGAAAAAATGTCGTCATTAAATATTGGTGATGCGAAATTAGTGCCACTTGAATTGAGAAACCATTTAGATGATGTATTGGACACATTTGATCTAGGGGTTGAAGAAGACACCAAAGAAATGCGAAAACTCAAGAATTACTTGAGCGAAACCAATAGTAAAATGAAGAATGAGTTGATTGGCTTTATGAAACAATACAGCTCGGTCAGTAAGAATAGTTTGAAGAAAATGGTCGAAAATATTACTAATATCATGGTGTGGAGTGAAAATGCGAAAAATGATAATATATATGATGATACGACGTATAATTCAATCAATTACATCAAGGAATACATTACCAATATTTCCAATGTATATCCAAATAAGATTTTGAATAAACCAGAATTCGCACCAAATCCAGGCGAGGTACGTATTCCAAATCATTGGGATTTATCACCAACACATCGTTTTGATATAGCAAAAATCATTTTTGATAATTACACCAAACTGAATCGTTTTTATGATGACAAGAAAATTGCGAATGTTTTGAATTCAGTGATTCAACATACCAAACAATTCTTGTTATTGGTCAATGAAACGCCCTATATCAATGAAATCAATTATAAAAATATACATACGCATTCTATTTTTGACAAACGCACTTGTAAATTATTATTTGAAAACTATTTATTCACTGTATTTACCTCGTATATTCGTTATACAGAAGATGATACTTTGTTGATTGTTGGTGACATGTCCACAGAACAATTGGAAGAACCAGTGTCTACGTTATTGTTGGGTGATAAAAAAGAGTTGAAAATGAAAATCGCGGAATTATTGTCGGTCTACATCAACATGATGGTTGATCATAAACACTTGATCAATATGAATTATGATGAAATTATGGATGTCGTGTATAAAATCAAGGAAAAAGAAAAGGATACCTTTACTGATAGATTAAAGGCAATGACGGATGAACAAAGAGAAGCCGATACAGTCTTGAAAATCAATAAACTCGGGGTTTGGTCGAAAGGTCTTCAAAAAGGATTGGTTGCGTATGACATGGACGCATATGATGAAGAACGTGAATACATGGAGCAATTTGCGGAGATTGAAAATGTGGTGAAAAAGAAAAACCGCAACAATATTAATGATATGAACATTCAACAATATATGGATGATTATATGGAAGAACAACAAAACGGCGAAGATATTGAACGAGAAGAATACAATATGGCAAATATGACGGAGGATTATATGGACGGCTATATTGATGGCGATGAAGACCAAGATGTCGGTTTAGATGATTAGAATTTAGATTTTTCGATTCATTTATTTTTATTTTAATTGTAATTTATTTTAATTGTAATTGTAATAAAATACATTTAGTATAAAAATATAATAAAAATATATTTTTATATTTAAATATATATATACAAATGTCCGCTTTAGTTCTTGTTTATAATATCACTGTAAGTAGTTTTACATTAGTTTTACCGATTCAAGGTGGAACCATTACTTTAATTGATTGGGATGATGGTAATTCGGGCACAACGAATTCCAATACTTATAGTAATCCGGGAACTTATACGGTAAGTGTAACTGGAACTGGTATTACTAACATCAATTATATCGCAGGTGGTTCTACGGGTCAACAATATTTAACATCATGTACTAGTTTTGGTGAAATTGGTTTGACGAATTTATCTTATGCTTTTAATAATTGTCAAAATTTAACAAGTGTTCCTACTTCTTTACCCACATTATCGACTGTTACAAATATGGTTGGTATGTTTGCTGGTGCGTCAGCATTTAATCAAAATATCAGCGGGTGGAATGTTTCAAGTGTTACAAGTATGAATGGTATGTTTCAAAACGCGACATCATTTAATCAAAATATCAGCGGGTGGAATGTTTCAAGTGTTACAAATATAGGTAGTATGTTTCAAGAAGCGACATCATTTAATCAAAATATAAGTAGTTGGAATGTTTCAAGTGTTGAAGATATGGTTAATATGTTTATTAATGCTTCAGCATTTAATCAAAATCTAGGTAGTTGGGATGTTTCAAGTGTTACGAATATCAGTGGGATATTTTCGAATTCTGCGTTATCCACCACAAATTACAATAATATTTTAAATGGTTGGTCTTTACTAACATTAGAAGATAATCTTGAAAATGTTTCACGTGGATTAGTATATTCACCTGCGGGGTTAACTGCGCATGATAATATTACCACCAATTATAATTGGCAATTCATTGGTGATGCTTTTCTTTCAACAAACATTCTGAAAGTTGGAGATGTATTTAGTTTAGCAATTAATCGAATTGATTATTTATCTTATGCTGGTAATGATTTACAGTTATACTATGATGGTGAACCGTTTTCATCAGTTGTCAATTATGATGGTTCATCAACGACGATTACCTTTACGAATTTAGTATTCAGCACATCCGGAAATTTAACATTAGTTTTAAAAGATATTACTCTCGACTCAAATGTTACTAGTTATCGTTTTACTGTGTATTCTAGCGCATTGGTCTGTTTTAAGGAAGACTCTAAAATTCTTACGAATCATGGATACATACCAGTACAGCATTTACGCAAGGGAGATTTAATACAAACATTGAAAGACGGTTTTAAACCTATCTATATGATTGGTAAAAAAGAAATTCATCACCAAGCAAGCCAAGAAGACCGTATTAAAGACCAGTTATACGTTTGTAAAAAAGAAAATTATCCAGATATAATCGAAGACCTTGTCATTACTGGTTGTCATTCCATATTAGTGAAAAGCTTTAAAGATGACGAACAAAAAGAAAAAACCGCGAATCTTCAAAATGGAACAATTTATGTAACCGATGATCATTATCGTTTACCTGCGTGTTTAGACGAGAAAGCCCTAGTTTATGAACCAGCAGGTATTTATACCATTTATCACTTGGCTTTAGAACATGATAATTATTATATGAATTACGGTATTTATGCCAATGGATTATTGGTAGAATCATGTACGAAAAATTATTTGGAAAGATTATCAGGCATGACAATCATTGAATAATGAACCCTTAGTTTATTTACATTTATAGTATAAAACAAATGTAAATAAATTTCGCCAAATCGTCCTATTTATCCACCAGAATTTCCTTGGCAACTGTTCGGATAATTTTATTGTAACTTTTGAGTGCCTTTTCTTTATCGGTATCGCACAAACTCTGGTCAATCAGCTTGGTATACAGGTCACTCTTTTTGTGATTCGGGTCTTTGTATTCCGGGTTGGCTTTCGCCCAAAGCGACATTTGCTTGACATTCTTGTGTTCAATCGCCTTGATGGCTTTTATCATTTGCTGTTTGTCCTCATCTTTATGCCAGGTATCGTTGTTTTTAATATGAATCACCTCCCTTTTTAAATCACTACAGTGAATCGGGCGTTTGTTTATATCCAATTTGTTTAATCCCTTGACTAAGATATTACTTATACCACCACAATACCCGAGGGGTCCAAAGTTTTCAAAGTCGGTCAAAGTTAAAATAAGTGATTCCAAGAATTCACTTAAATTCAGCGCATCTTTACAAGTCTCATTCAAAAACACATTCAGATTGAATTTGTTATTATTCGTATTATTTTGCGTAATGTTGTTGGTAATATTTCTATCCTTGCTCATTTCAAGCATTTGTTTGTTCTGTTCAAGTATGAGTTCCTTGAATTCCTGGTTCTGTTTCAAAAGCTCAAGGATTAAATCTCCCGAGTATTGATTGTTCTCTGAGGTCTTTTCTTCTACACTCATTGTTATGTTTTCTGGTTTTATTTCACACGTCTTCTTATGTCTATACAAATTTTGTCTATTTGAAAATTCTTTCCCACATTCACATATGTTTTTGGAACTTTTTGGAACTTTTTGTAGTCCATTTTGTAGTCCTTCCGTAGTCATTTTATGTTTTGATGTCATTAAATGTCTTTCATATTGACTCTTTCGTGACGTTTTATAGTCACATGCGTTACATATGTATTTTAATGGAACCTCGGTGCCACCAAATGTAGTCATTTTGTAGTCTATATTATGACTACAAAAAGTTCCTAAACCTTTTCCCAATTAAAATCTTAAATTTATGCTCACAAAATTATGCTCTCACACATTTTTCTGTGAAAATTCCGGGAGAGCTTTATGCTGTAAATGACCCTAAAAAACACGATTTTCAACATGAATCCCCCTGATTTTCAAAAATGGACATACTAAAAATGTCCATTTTTACTTTTTCCATTTACTTTTGTCTGAAAATTAGATTTTTTTAATTCTTCGATAAAACTCAAATATTTTGTATATATTTTATGTTTTTGTAAAAACTACAAAGAAAAAGGAATTATGATATTTTGTATTTAGAATTTAGAATTATTTAGAATTAATTATTTATATATATTATGGCACAACCTTTACCAAATGGAGTATATCCCGAAGAAAGTGTAGCATATGGTGGATATTTATATGTAACTGGATATGACTCTGATTATAACTTATATAAAGTTTCATCAGATAGTTACACTAATAGTGGAACCGCTGAACTTGTATGTGCTCTAACCGGTGTTTATGGTTTAGAATTTATGACCGTTGATGAAACAAATAATAAATTATATATTTCTGACAATGGAGATGGTAATCCCGGAAGTGTTTGGGTTGTAGATTTAAATGATGGAACATTAAGTCAATTTGTAACTGGATTATCATATCCTACTGGTTTAGCTGTCTATGGAGAGTATTTGTATGTAACGACACAAACATCACCTTATGGTAGCGATATTCAGATTAATCTTATTAAAATTAATTTGGCTAACTCAACA